TATCGTGAGAAATCCGTCGATGTGGCGGGCTATGACGAACTGGCTGCCTTCGATGAAGATATCGAGAAAGAGGGCTCCCCGACATTTCTGGGCGATAAGCGTATTGAAGGATCGGTCTGGCCCAAGTCTATCCGGGGATCCACACCAAAAGTCAGGGGCACCTGCCAGATTGAGCGTGCTGCTAAAGAGTCACAGCATTTTTTACGGTTCCACGTTCCTTGCCCGCATTGTGGGGAAGAGCAGTACCTGAAATTCGGCGATAAAGAGACGCCGTTCGGTTTCAAGTGGACGCCGGGTGAACCTGCCAGCGTGTTCTATCTTTGCGAGCACAACGCCTGTGTGATCAAGCAGCAGGAACTCGATTTTGCGCAGGCACGTTATATTTGCGACGAAACGGGTATATGGACGCGGGACGGTCTGTGCTGGTTTTCATCATCCGGTACCGAAATTGATCCACCAGACAGCGTCACTTTTCATATCTGGACCGCTTACAGCCCCTTCACGACCTGGGTACAAATCGTCAAAGACTGGATCAAAACAAAAGGGGATACCGGCAAGCGTAAGACTTTCGTGAATACTACGCTTGGCGAGACATGGGAGCCGAAAATCGGCGATCGCCCCGATGCTGACGTGATGGCCGAACGCAAAGAACACTTTGGCGCCGCGGTTCCGGAACGGGTTGCCTATCTCACTGCAGGGATCGACTCACAGCTTGATCGTTATGAAATGCGGGTCTGGGGGTGGGGGCCAGGCGAAGAAAGCTGGCTCATCGACAGACTGATTATCATGGGCCGTCATGACGATGAAGCCACTCTGCTCAGGGTGGATGAGGGGATCAACCGGACATATACCCGGCAGAATGGAGTGGAAATGTCGATTTCACGTATCTGCTGGGATATTGGCGGTATCGACCCGACCATCGTTTATACCCGCTCGAAAAAGCATGGCTTGTTCCGCCTGATACCTATTAAAGGAGCATCTGTCTACGGTAAACCCGTTGCGAGCATGCCACGTAAACGCAACAAAAACGGTGTTTATCTTACGGAAGTGGGGACCGATACGGCAAAAGAACAAATCTATAACCGTTTCACACTGGTGCCAGAGGGCGACGAGCCCCTTGCTGGCGCGGTGCATTTCCCGAATAACCCTGAAATCTATGATTTAGCTGAAGCTCAGCAACTGACAGCTGAGGAGCAGGTCGAAAAGTGGGTGGACGGCAAGAAAAAAATCGTATGGGACAGCAAAAAACGACGAAATGAAGCGCTTGACTGCTTTGTATATGCACTTGCAGCCCTGCGGATCAGCATCTCGCGGTGGCAGCTTAATCTCGATGCTCTCCTGGCAGGTCTGCTGGAGGAAGACAGCGGCCGTAAAAATAATAAAACCCTGGCGGATTACGCCCGGGCATTATCCGGAGAAGAATAATGGCGACACAGGCTGACCTGGAAGCAGCGCGCGCTGCGTTACATGACCTCATGATGGGTAAGCGGGTTGCGACGGTACAGAAAGATGGTCGCAAAGTGGAGTTTACCGCCACTTCTGTCTCTGACCTCAAAAAATACATTGCTGACCTTGAATCTCAGGTTGGTTCCACTTCACGGCGCCGGGGACCGGCAGGGTTTTACGTATGAAATTACCAGCTTTAGTGGGGCCGGACGGTAAAACATCCCTGCGGGACTATGCCGGTTATCACGGCGGTGGGGGAGGATTTGGGGGCCAGTTACGGGCATGGAATCCACCGAGTGAAAGTGCCGATGCCGCACTTCTTCCCAATTTTTCGCGCGGTAATGCCAGGGCTGATGATCTGGTCAGGAATAATGGCTATGCAGCCAATGCCATCCAGCTTCACCAGGATCATATTGTCGGGTCATTTTTCCGGCTAAGCCATCGCCCAAGCTGGCGCTTCCTCGGTATTAGTGAAGAGGAGGCCCGGGCATTCTCCCGGGAAGTCGAGGCGGCATGGAAGGAATTTGCTGAAGACGACTGCTGCTGCATTGATGCCGAACGCAAACGCACGTTCACCATGATGATCCGTGAAGGTGTTGCAATGCATGCTTTCAACGGTGAGTTGTGTGCTCAGGCCACCTGGGACAGCAGTGCCACCCGCCTTTTTCGCACGCAATTCAAAATGGTCAGCCCGAAGCGTGTCAGTAACCCGAATAACATGGGAGACACTCGCAACTGCCGTGCCGGTGTCAGCATAAACGATACTGGTGCAGCGCTGGGTTACTGGGTGAGCGAGGACGGGTATCCGGGCTGGATGGCGCAGAAGTGGACGTATATCCCCCGTGAGCTGCCCGGGGGCAGACCATCTTTTATCCACGTATTCGAGCCGCTTGAAGACGGACAAACACGAGGTGCCAACGTGTTTTACAGCGTGATGGAGCAGATGAAAATGCTCGATACCCTGCAAAATACGCAGCTGCAGAGTGCGATCGTGAAAGCGATGTATGCGGCCACAATCGAAAGTGAGCTGGACACGCAGACGGCGATGGATTTTATTCTCGGCTCTGACAGTAAAGACCAGCAAAGCAAAATGACAGGCTGGCTGGGTGAAATGGCATCGTATTACACCGCAGCGCCGGTTCGACTCGGTGGTGCTAAAGTCCCGCATCTGATGCCTGGTGATTCACTGAATCTTCAGTCAGCACAGGACACGGACAACGGTTATTCAACCTTTGAGCAGTCACTGCTGCGTTATATCGCCGCCGGACTGGGGGTGTCATACGAGCAGCTTTCGCGCAACTATTCGCAGATGAGTTACTCCACCGCACGCGCCAGCGCCAACGAGTCCTGGGCCTATTTCATGGGGCGTCGCAAGTTTGTCGCATCCCGCCAGGCCAGCCAGATGTTTCTTTGCTGGCTGGAGGAGGCCGTCGTCCGTCGTGTGGTCACTCTGCCTTCTAAAGCTCGCTTCAGTTTCCAGGAGGCGAGAAGTGCCTGGGGTAACTGCGACTGGATTGGCTCAGGACGAATGGCAATTGACGGACTGAAAGAAGTGCAGGAAGCCGCCATGCTGATTGAAGCGGGGCTCAGCACCTATGAGAAAGAGTGCGCTAAACGGGGTGAAGACTACCAGGAGATATTTGCCCAGCAGGTGAGAGAAACAATCGAACGCCGGGCTGCGGGCCTTACACCTCCGACATGGGCGGCAGTCGCCTTTGAATCCGGCCTGAAAAAATCAAATGAGGAGGAGAAAGATGACGCCAGAGCTGCGTAATCTCCCGCATATTGCCAGCATGGCCTTTAATGAGCCGCTGATGCTTGAACCCGCCTACGCGCGGGTTTTCTTTTGCGCGCTGGCGGGCCAGTTGGGCATTACCCGACTTACCGATACGGTGTCGGGCGCAACGCTTGGTGCTGAGCAGATTGCCGAACCGCTGGCGCTCTTTGGCGATGACGAGGAAATGGGTCCCCGGCCGTCGCGCAGTTACCAGATAACGAACGGCATCGCGGTGCTGCCGGTTTCCGGCACGCTGGTGAGTAAAACCCGTTCGCTGCAGCCTTATTCCGGCATGACGGGATACAACGGCATTATTGCCCGCCTGCAGCAGGCCATGAGTGATCCCGGTGTAGACGGCATTCTTCTCGATATGGAGACGCCCGGCGGGATGGTGTCTGGCGCATTTGACTGCGCCGACATTATTGCGCGTATGCGCGATATCAAACCCATCTGGGCGCTGGCAAACGATATGAACTGCAGCGCCGGGCAGCTTATCGCCAGTGCCGCTTCCCGCCGGCTGGTTACTCAGACCGCGCGGACGGGCTCAATCGGCGTGATGATGGCGCACAGCAATTACGGAGCCGCCCTGAAAACGCAAGGCGTCGAGGTCACGCTGATTTACAGCGGCGATCATAAAATCGACGGCAATCCCTACGAAAAACTACCAAAGGACGTTCGCGCTGACTTTCAGACGCGAATAGACGCCACGCGTCAGATGTTTGCCGAAAAGGTTTCCGCTTATACCGGCATGTCTGTGCAGTCCGTACTGGACACCGAGGCGGCTGTCTTCTCCGGCCAGGAGTCCGTGGATAAAGGTCTGGCGGATGAACTTGTTAACAATACCGATGCGCTCGGCGTGATGCGTGAAGCACTCGACAGACGCAAAAAAACAACCACTGGAGGAACTATGCCATCACCTTCTGCATCTGCAGCGACCAATCAGCCAGCTAACCAGGCAGCTACACAGACTACTGCACCGGCTGAGCAGGTCACTACCATTGACACAACAACCGCTGCCTTGACGGCCCCGGCAGACCTCAGCGCTCAGGTATCGGCAGCCGTAGCCGCCGAGAATGGTCGCATCATGGGTATTCTGAACTGTGAAGAGGCAAAAGGTCGCGAATCACAGGCCCGTGCGCTGGCCGAAACGCCGGGCATGACGGTCGAGAGTGCGCAGCGCATTCTGGCCGCGGCACCGCAAAGCGCCCAGGCGCGTACCGATACGGCGCTGGATCGTCTGATGGAAACCGCACCAGGCGCGCTTTCAACAGGGAATGCCTCTGCTGAAGCCGGCGACGATTTGTTAAACACCCCCGTTTAAGAGGCTAACATGGCAATCACCGAAGTATTTACTCATCACCAGCCGCTCGGTAACAGCGATCCGGCACACACCGCGTATGCACCGGGCGAGCTGACGGCATCCACCCCGGCAATGACCCCGCTCATGCTCGATGCTACGTCCGGCAAACTGACCATCTGGGACGGCGAGCGTGCAGGTGCAGCATGCGGCATTCTGGCTGTTACTGCAGATCAGAGCAGCGCGGAGCTGGCATTTTATAAATCCGGCTCATTCCGCATTGAAGATGTGCTCTGGCCTTCTGCCGTCACCGACGACCACATTAAGCGCAATGCTTTCACCGGCACGGGCATCAGCATCGTTTAAGTCACTTCGTATCAGTCTCTTTCATCCATAAAGGCCGCCAGCGCGGCTTTTTTTTACGGGAAAAATCTATGTCAATGTATACCACTGCCCAGTTGCTGGCGGTCAATGAGAAGAAATTTAAGTTCGATCCGCTTTTTCTTCGCATCTTCTTCCGGGAAAGCTATCCCTTCAGCACTGAGAAAGTGTACCTGTCGCAAATCCCGGGTCTGGTTAACATGGCGCTGTATGTCTCGCCTGTTATTTCTGGCAGGGTCATCCGTTCCCGCGGGGGTACCACCTCAGAATTTACACCCGGCTATGTCAAGCCGAAGCACGAAGTAAACCCGCAGATGACACTGCGTCGCCTGCCGGATGAAGATCCACAGAACCTGGCAGATCCTGCCTATCGCCGCCGCCGCATCATTCTTCAGAACATGAAGGATGAAGAGCTGGCGATTGCGCAGGTAGAAGAGATGCAGGCCGTATCCGCCGTACTCAGCGGTAAATACACCATGACCGGGGAGGCGTTCGAGCCGGTGGAGGTGGATATGCAGCGCAGCGCCAGAAACAACATTGTTCAGGCAGGCGCTGCGGCCTGGTCCGCCCGGGACAAGGAAACCTATGATCCGACCGATGACATCGAGACGTATGCGGTGAATGCCAGCGGCGTGGTCAACATTATTGTCTTCGATCCGAAGGGCTGGTCACTGTTCCGCTCCTTCAAAGCGGTAAAAGACAAGCTGGATACCCGCCGCGGCTCTAACTCGGAACTTGAGACGGCCCTGAAGGATCTCGGTCAGGCGGTTTCCTATAAGGGTATGTACGGCGATGTGGCAATCGTCGTGTATGCCGGTCAGTACGTTGAAGGAGGCGCGCAGAAGAATTACCTGCCGGATAACACCATGGTACTGGGTAACACACAGGCGCGCGGTCTGCGAACCTATGGCTGCATCCAGGATGTAGACGCGCAGCGCGAGGGCATTAACGCCTCTGCACGCTATCCAAAAAACTGGGTACAAACCGGCGACCCGGCCCGTGAATTCACCATGATCCAGTCCGCGCCGCTGATGCTGCTTGCAGACGCGGACGAGTTTGTTTCCGTAAAACTCGCGTAATTTCCATCCAGTGGCCCTGTGGGGCCATATCTCAGGAATAGCTTCCATGACTGAAAAAGAAACACTGATCGCCCGGCTGAAAGAGCTGGGCAAGCTGCTTGGCCGCGATGTGAATACCAGCGGCACAATCCAGGAGCTTTCGATGCGTATTGCCGAGCTTGAAGAAGAGCTGGATGAAGGAGCAGACCAGAATACCGGTGAAAGCAGCGGGCAGGCCGAAGCCGGTAGTGGGGCAAATGTGGGCAAAATTGAACCCCCGGAAACTGCCGGTGCTGCTGACTCAACCTCATCTGGCAATGATGAGCTGGTGGCAGTTGAGACGCGGGTCACGCTGCATGTTGATGCGTTGCACGGCATACGGAACGAACCTGTATCAATTGTTGAACCTGGCGTCACTATCCGCGTTGCTGAGAAAGTGGCAGTCGATCTGATTTCTCATGGGCTGGCCCGGGAAATCTGACAGGGGGCTCCGTGGCTGATTTCGATAATCTCTTTGATGCTGCCATGTCTCGGGCGGATGACACGATCCGCGGCGTTATGGGCGCTGAGGCAACGGTGACGTCCGGCGCATTGTTAGGTGCCACGTTAAACGGGGTATTCGATGACCCTGAAAACATCGGATATGCCGGGGCAGGGATCCGGATTGAGGGTACCAGCCCGTCGTTGTTTGTAAAAACAACTACTGTTAACCGGCTGGAGCGTCTGGACGTCCTGACGATTAACGGACGGATTTTTTGGGTTGACCGTATTGGTCCGGACGATTGCGGATCGTGTCACATCTGGCTGGGGAACGGCACCCCGCCATCAGGCACCCGCCGTCGTTAAGGAGGGGTTATGTCCATCAAAGGTCTTGAGCAGGCGATAGATAATCTCAACAGTATCAGTAAAACGGCGGTACCCCGCGCTTCAGCTCAGGCGGTTAACCGTGTGGCTGGCCGGGCAGTCAGCCGGAGCGTGACTATTGTATCAAAAGAGACGCGTGTCCCACGAAAGCTGGTGAAGCAGAGAGCCAGGGTACGGCGGGCAACGGTCAAAAAACCTCGTGCACTTATCCGCGTGAACCGCGGCAATTTACCGGCCATAAAGCTCGGTACCGCCAGCGTGCGCCTCTCCCGCAGGAAGCGGGATAAAAAAGGGGCCAACAGTGTCCTGCGAATTGGCCCATTCCGCTTTCCGGGCGGATTCATTCAGCAGCTTAAAAACGGTCGCTGGCATGTCATGAGGCGAACAACAAAGCCCCGTTATCCGATCGAAGTTGTCAGCATTCCTCTGGCAGCCCCATTAACCACGGCATTTAAAGCTGAGCTGCCGAAGCTTATGGATTCTGATATGCCCAAAGAACTCAGGGCATCCCTTACAAACCAACTCAGGCTGATTCTGACACGATGAAACACAGTGACATCCGACAGTCGATCCTCGACTCGCTGGAAAGCGCAATCGGCACAGACGCTATTTATTTTGACGGCAGGCCTGCTGTCCTCGAGGAAGGCGACTTCCCGGCCATTGCCGTCTATCTGACCGATGCAGAGTACACAGGAGAAGAGATGGATGCCGATATCTGGCAGGCCACTCTTCATATTGAAGTTTTTCTTCCGGCGCAGGTGCCTGATTCGGAGCTGGATGAATGGATGGAAGCGCGTATTTATCCGGTTCTGGCGGAGATCCCGGGGCTTGCATTCCTGATCACCACCATGGTGCAGCAGGGCTATGACTACCAGCGCGATGATGATATCGGTCTCTGGAGTTCAGTCGACCTGAAATATTCCATTACCTACGAAATGTGAGGACGTTATGACCACACCTAACCCGCTGGCACCGACGAAAGGTGCCGGTACCACGCTCTGGATTTATACCGGAAGTGGTGAGCCGTATGCCAATCCGGTTTCGGATGTTGGCTGGCTGCGACTGGCAAAGATTAAGGATCTGCAGCCAGGTGAACTCACCGCCGAGTCAGAAGATGACACCTACATTGATGATGATAACGCCGACTGGACCTCCACCATGCAGGGGCAAAAATCCGCCGGCGATACCAGCTTTACCCTGGCATGGCTGCCGGGTGAAAGCGGTCAGCAGGATCTGGTGAACTGGTTCGATGGCGGCGCGGTGAAGGGATACAAAATCAAATACCCGAATGGCACCGTCGATGTATTTAAAGGCTGGGTAAGCAGCCTGGGTAAGTCGGTTTCAGCAAAAGAAGTGATTACCCGAACGGTAAAAATCACCAATAACGGTAAACCCGCTCTGGCAGAAGACAGCGGCACGGCGGTGATTGGCGTGACCGGGATCAGCCTGGATAAATCCACCGCCGCGGTTGCTGTCGGTGCGACCACGCAGCTGGTCGTATCAGTCCTTCCATCCAGCGCCTCTGACGCCTCCTTCCGTGTGGCGACTTCCGACCCGTCGAAGGCCATAGTAACCCTCAGTGGTTCAACTCTGACTGTGACCGGCGTGGCAGCGGGCATCGTTGAAATTATCGTCATGACCAATAGCGGTAACTTTGTGGCGATCTGCAAGGTGACTGTTTCCTGAATCCCGGGGCGTGAGCCCCGTACTCCGGAGTAAATATGTTTCTTAAAACTGAACTGCTCGAGCGTAACGGCAGCAGCGTGACGCTGTACCAGCTGTCGGCGCTGCAGCGCATCGAACACCTTGAATACCTGAAAAAGCTGGAAGCGGTTGAAGAAGGTGATTTCCAGGCTGCTATCACCCTCACCGTGAAAAACGGTGCTTACCTGGTGGCGCTGTCACTCTGGCATGGTCATGCGCTGAAAGGCACCTTCCCTGAGGGTGCGTCAGCGGAAGTGTCTAAAATTCAGGATGAAGTCCTGCAGACCTGGCCGACAGAGCTTATTGCTGAAGCGGATTATAAGGTGAAACTCCTCTCCGGCATGATTGAACCGCAGTCGGAGGATCTGCGGGGTGAAATCAGCGAACCTGCAGAACCTGTTACGGCGGAAAAGCCCTCGCCAGTGAGCTGACGTTTGCGCTGAAACTGGCGCGCGAGTTCGGTCGCCCTGACTGGCGCGCCATGCTTGCTGGCATGTCCTCTACGGAGTATGGCGACTGGAAAAACTTCTACCGGGATTACTTCTTTCATGATGCGCAGCTGGACGCCCACTTCTCCGGCCTGCTCTACACCATTTCAACCCTGTTTTTTGCCGATCCGGAGCTGACGCCTGACAGCTTCAGCATTCTTTCGCCTGCATCTGAGCCTGTTGAAGTAGCAGAGCAGGACGACGATGCGCTGATGGCGAAGGCGGCAGGTATATCAGGAGGCGTGCGTTATGGCCCAGACGGCAGTCGGTGATCTGGTTGTTAATCTTGACGTTAACTCGACGAAATTTAACGAGCAAATCAGCTACGTCAAAAAAGAATTTAAGCAGACGGGAGACGCGGCGAACGATTCAGCTTTGCGGATCCAGCAGTCATTCAGCCGCCAGGAAAGCGCTGCCCGCAAGGCAGGCATCTCTGTCGGTCAGTATACCGCGGCGATGCGCATGCTCCCGGCGCAGTTTACTGATGTGGCAACGCAGCTGGCGGGCGGGCAGAACCCCTGGCTGATCCTGCTCCAGCAAGGCGGTCAGGTAAAAGATTCCTTTGGCGGTGTTATTCCAACGTTTCGTGCGCTGTTGGGTTCTATCTCGCCAGTTATGCTTGGTATTGGTGCGCTCTCTTCAGCGACAGGGGCGCTGTTATATACCTGGTATGCCGGCTCGTCCACATTATCCGATTTCAACAAAACACTGGTGCTCTCCGGTAACACTGCGGGGCTGACTGCCGATCGGATGCTCACGCTGGCGCGAAGCGGCCAGTCCGCCGGACTTACGTTTAATCAGACGAGCAAGGCACTGACAGAGCTGATCAACGCTGGCGTGCGTGCCGGTGCCCATTTTGACGACATGAGTCAGGCCGTTGCCCGCTTCACCGAAGCATCGGGTGTACCAGTCGATAAGGTTGCCGCTGCGTATGGCAAGCTGACAACTGACCCGACATCCGGGCTTATTGCAATGGCTCAGCAATTTCACAACGTCACCGCCGAGCAAATCGCACATGTTGCCCAGTTGCAGCGTGCCGGTGATGAAGCCGGGGCTCTTAAGGCGGCAAACGACGCGGCCACCGCCGGATTCAACGATCAGACCAAATCCATCCGGGAAAACATGGGGTCGATTGAGTCAGCTGCTGACACACTGAAGCGCGCCTTCAAATCGATGTGGGACGCGGCGCTTGATGTCGGTCGGCCTGATACCGCGCAGGAAATGGTGACAAAAGCAGAAGCCGCTTTCAAAAAGGCCAATGAAATCTGGAACCTGCGAAAGGATGACCGTTATGTAAATGATGACGCACGTGCGCGGTTCTGGAATGACCGCGAAACGGCCAGGCTGGCGCTGGACATGGCGCAGCAGCAGGCGGGGATTTCCAAAGCGAATGAGGCGAATGCCTCCCGCGAAGCGGTAGCGGAATCTGATCGTCAGAAATATGCTGCACAGGCGCAGTCTAATTACGCTAAAACGCAGTCAGCGCTGGAGAAATACACCTCACGACAGAATGAGCTGAATAAGGCTCTGAAAGATGGACGGATCCTGCAGGCGGATTACAACATCAACATGGCGGTGGCCAAAAAGGAGTACGAGGACTCCCTGAAAAAACCGACGAAAGGCAGAACGTCTGGTGGCGCAAAACTCACCGACAGCACCAGTGCGCAGACACTGGAGTTGCAGACGCAGCTTGAGGTTTTGCGTCAGCACAGTGATATCAATGACATGATCAGCCAACAGCGCCAGCAGTTGTGGAAAGAACAGGCCAGATTTACGGTCCTGGAGCAGGCTGCCAGAACCAGGGCGCTCACCGAAGATGAAAAGTCCCTGCTCGCCAGCAAGGATAAGGTGCTCGCTCAGGCTGAAATCAATGCAAAACTGGGTGACCAGATCGTCACGCAGGAACGCCTCAACCGTCTGCAGGATACATCGCAAAAATACGTTACCCAGATGGGTGAGAAAACCCGGGCGCTGGCGGAAAGTGCGGGGATGAGCAGTCGTGCGGCACAGCGGCGCAATGAAGAGGCTCAGTTACTACAGGGGTGGAAAAACGGTGGCGGGTCTGAAAAAGATCAGGGCTACCAGAAAGAGCTGCAGGCGCTACAGGAATATTATCAGAAACAGGATAAAGTCCGTGGTGACTGGCTGTCTGGTGGAAAATCCGCCTGGGCTGATTACGCCGATTCTGCGGGTGACGCGTACGGCCAGATGAAAAATGTAGCGGCCAGCACCTTTGACGGAATGACGCAAAATCTTGCCGACATGCTTACCACCGGTAAAGCAAAGTGGGGTGACTTCACCCGCTCAACGCTTTCGATGCTGGCGCAAATCGCCCTTAAACAGGCGGGGGTAGGGGTCGTAGGCGCTGTCAGTTCGGCTATCGGATTTGCCGGGGGAGGTTATACCGGATCAGGCGGTAAATATGAGCCTGCCGGAGTGGTTCATCGCGGGGAGTTCGTTTTTACCAAAGAGGCGACCAGCCGGATCGGGGTGGGGAATCTGTACAGCATGATGCGCGGTTACGCGTCCGGCGGACTGGTGGGTGGCGGCAGTATGCCCGCTGCGGCCACAGGGGGAATCAGTGTTTATGCACCGGTCAGTGTCAGTCAGCAGGGTGGTGGCGAGTCCAGCCAGGCGGACACCATCGGAACGGCGCGGCAGCTTCAGGGTATTGTTCAGCAGACCATTACTGACCGGCTTAAAAAGGAGATGGGGCCGGGAGGTGTACTTTACCCAAGGAGGTAGCAGTGACAGACACATTCAGCTGGCGCACCCGTAAAACAGCCCGGGGAACGGAAAGCGCCCGTACGCTTCAGTCCCAGTTTGGCGACGGGTATAAACAGATCGCCGGGATGGGGATCAATGACAAGTCCGAAGTATGGGATCTTGACTGGACGGGAACACGAAGCGAGGCCGCAGTGCTGCGTGCGTTCCTTATGTCGCACATCACCAAATCGTTCTGGTGGACGAACCCCTGGGGGGAGAAGAAACTCTACCGGATGAGGGCTGATTCCTTCAGTGTTTCGTTCCCCTCCGGAAAAAAAGCGACAGTAGCGTTCACGTTCGAGCAGTCCTTTGCTCCCTGAATATCTTCAAAGCCAGAATGACTTACCGCCTCCGGGCGGTTTTTTTTATGGGGTGAATATGAGTTTCACGCAGGATATACAGCAGCTTGAACCGGGCCAGCTAGTCCAGCTGATTGAAATAGACGGCACCGAATTTGGCATGAATACCATTTTGCGCTTCCATGCCCACAATATTGCTACTGCAGGCTGGGCTGCATTCGCGGCTGACAACCTGCCTGCCATTATCTGGCAGGGTCAGCAGTACGACCCTTACCCTTACGAGCTGAAAGGCCTGGAACTCTCCAGCGCCGGGGCACAACCCACACCTACGCTTTCCGTGTCGAACGTCGGCAACTACGTGACGGCGCTGTGTCTCGAGTACGACGACCTGGCGAGGGCAAAGGTGAAGATCCACACCACGCTGGCGAAATATCTCGACGAGGCCAACTGGGAAGCCGGCAACCCGAACGCCAGTCCGGCGGACGAGCGTGTGCAGCTTTTTTACGTCAACGCCAAAACCGCAGAGACCCGGGCACAGATCGACTTTGAGCTGTGCTCACCATTCGACATCCAGAACCTGCAGCTGCCCACCCGGCAGATCACGCCCGTATGCACCTGGTGCACGCGCGGCTGGTACCGCACTGGTACCGGGTGCGACTACAACGGGAACCGCTATTTTCTTAAGGACGGTACCCCCACGGATAACCCGGCACTGGATATGTGCGGCGGTCTGATGCCGGACTGCGAAGCGCGGTTCGGGGCCGGTAACCCGCTGCCGTTTGGCGGTTTCCCGGCGGCAAACCTTCAGGGCAAATAACCATGCGAAAAAAATTGATGGATGCGATCCGCGCCCATGTCGCCGCGGAATATCCGAACGAGGCCTGCGGCGTGGTGGTGCAGACCGGACGCGCGCAGCAGTACATCCCGTGCCGCAATATCTCAGCAACGCCCACTGAGGCCTTCACGATCTCGCCAGAGGATAAGCTGGCAGCATCGGAGCAAGGCGAAATCATTATGATTATCCACTCCCACCCGGACGTGGTGCAGCTTATGCCGTCCGAAATGGACAGGGTACAGTGCGACTGGTCCGGGGTGGAGTGGGGCATCATGAGCTGGCCGGACGGGGACTTCTGCACCCTGGCACCTCGTGAGGACCGGGACTATGCCGGGCGACGCTGGGTGCTGGGCTTTGCCGACTGCTGGGCACTGATCCGGGAGTGGTACCAGCGTGAGCACGGTATTACCCTGGGTGATTACTCGATACCGTACGAATGGTGGGAGCAGGGCGAAAACCGCTACGACGATAACTGGGAGGCAGAAGGCTTTGTCCAGGTGGACCCGGCTGATATGCGTCCCGGCGATATGATCATGATGCGCGTACAGGCGCAGGTAACCAACCACGCGGCCGTTTACCTCGGTCACCACGAGCACCAGGACAATATCATGTTACACCATAATTTCGGCAGCCTGTCTGCCCGGGTTCCGTACGGCAAGTACTACCGCGACCGCACCGTTCGTGTGGTCCGCCACAAGGAGCTGATGAATGCTCAAGACACTGATTCTTGAAGGCCGTATGGCGAAAAAGTTCGGGCGCGAGCACCAGTTTCAGGTTGAGGATCTGCGCGAGATGCTGCGCGCCATGTGCAGCCAGGTTCCCGGCTTTAAACGCTACCTGTCAGAGGGGCATATGAAGGGGATCCGCTTTGCCTTCTTCAATGGTAAAAACAACATCGGCCTTGATGAGTTCGACATGACCCGCGGCGGGGCGGTGTACCGGATTTCAGCCATAACCGAAGGC